TTTTTCGTTTCTCCCTGATCGAGTTTCCTATGGCTCGATTCTTGAACCCGCCCCGGCAACGTGGCGGGTTTTTTCATGACCACTGCGAACCAGCGCGGACGCGGCAAGCCCAAGGGCCTGCCTAGATCGGGCGGCCGTCAGAAGGGCACGCCCAACAAGGTAACGAAGGACTTTCGCGTGAGCGTGGCCGACTTGCTGGAGGCCAACGCCAAGGAAATGGCCGGATGGCTGAAAGCCGTGGCCGAAGGTGCGCCCGAGTTTGGCCGCGACCCCGATCCCGCGAAAGCGCTGGACTTGCTGGCCAAGCTGGCGGAATACGCCGCGCCCAAGCTGGGCCGCGTGGAGCACACGGGCGAAGGCGGAGGCCCGGTGACCGTGACCACCATCGAGCTTGAATTTCTGGACGCGCACGCGCCAGGATATTTGAACGGCCATGACGGAAGTCATCGACTGCCCGCCCCCGACATCATCGAAGCCACGCCATAGCTTCCCCGGCTGGGCGCGACCGCTTTTCGACTACCACCGCTTCAAGGTGCTGCATGGTGGCCGTGGCAGCGGCAAGTCATGGGCCGTGGCCAGAGCACTGGTGACGCTGGCCGCACGCCGCCCCATCCGCGTGCTGTGCGCCCGCGAAGTGCAGCGCTCGATTCGGGACAGCGTGCATCGCCTGCTGTGCGACCAGATCGAGCGCATGGGACTGGGCGCAGGCTTCAGAGCGACCGAGGCCGAAATCAGGCACGCCAACGGTTCGCTATTCGTTTTCAGCGGGCTGGCGCTGCACACCGTGGAATCGATCAAGTCATTCGAGGGTTGCGATATCTGCTGGATCGAGGAAGCGCAGACCGTGAGCGAACGAAGCTGGACGATCCTGACGCCGACGATTCGGAAAGCTGGCAGCGAAATCTGGATGACGCTGAACCCGGACATGGACACGGACCCGACCTACGCACGGTTCGTGGAGAGCCCCGAGCCCGATGCATGGGTGTACGCGGCGAACTGGAAAGAAAACCCGTGGTTCACCGCCGAACTGGAGAAGGAGCGCCAGTCGACGCTGCGCCGTGACCCCGCGAGCTATCCGAACATCTGGGAAGGCCAGCCCAAGCGCGTGGCCGATGGCGCGATCTACCGCTATGAACTCACGAAGGTGTACGACGAAAAGCGCGTGCGCCCGGTGGCCTACGACCCGCTGCTGAAGGTTCACACCGTCTGGGACTTGGGCTATGCCGACAGCATGGCCATCGGGATGTGGCAGCGACAGGGCAGCGAAGTGCGCTGCATCCGCTACATCGAGGACAGCTATCGCACGCTCGACTACTACGTGGCCGAAATCGAGAAGTGCAAATTCCGGTGGGGCAGCGACTTCATTCCGCACGATGGCCGCGCCCGCGACTTCAAGACCGGCAAGAGCACCGAAGAACACTTGGCCACCATGGGGCGCAACCCCGTGGTCCTGCCGCTGATGAGCGTCGAAGAAGGCATCAAGGCCGCCCGCCTGATGTTCCCGCGCATCTGGTTCGATGACACCCACTGCACCACGCTGCTGGAGCACCTGAAGCGCTACCAGCGCGTGATTCCCATAGTCACCGGAGAGCCCGGACAGCCCTTGCACGACGCCCACAGCCACGCCGCCGACATGCTGCGCTACGCCGCCATGGCCGTGGAACTGATGGGCAACAGCGACAAGGCCGAGAAGATCACCTACACGCGCCGCTATCTCGCATGAAAGGCACGCCATGGCCAGCTACATCCTGAAGCCCGAAGCCGTCTACGCGCAGCCCCGCTCAGCGGGCGACATCGTAAGCATCTCGTCCTTCACCGCCGCGAATCCGACCGTGGCCGCCGTGAGCCCGGAGGACATCGTGAAGCTGCGCGATGGCGATACGCTGCTGCTGGAATTCGACACGCCGCATGACGACCTGGACGGCACGCTGGGCATCGTGACCGGCCTGACCGCCAGCGACTTTGCACTGGAAGGCGTGGACTTTTCGGAACTCGACACCGCCGACATGACCGCGAGCGCGACCGTGACGGAAACCGCGCCAGAGCCGCCAGAGCCGCCACCCGACCCGCCGACCGCCAGCGAATGGGCACCGAGCCCGACCCCACCGCCTTTCACCCCCGACGATCCGCGCCCCTCGCCCGGAAACGCATGGGGCTATTTCCCTAGCCCCGGTATCGGCCCCATGCCGGTGGCCCCGCACCCCGGAGCGCCGCCCGCAGCCGCAGCCGCCGCGCCGCCCAACATCCTCACCGCGAACGACGTGGTGCAGAAGAAGGAGTGACGCCATGGCCAAGAGCAAAGCTTCGCCCGTGACCGAGGCGCAGGAAACGATTGCGCCCGCACTCATCGTGACGCCGGAGGAAAAGACCGTGCGCCATCTGGCCAACATGCAGGCCATCCGCGATGGCGTGACCGACGCGGACCCGCATCCGAGCCCCGGCGAGAACATGGGCGCGCCATCCCCCGGCGAAGGCCCGTTGCACCGCACATAGAACCTCCATGGCCCGCATGGACGACGACGACCTGCTGAAGCACTTGCAGGTACTGGAGGAAGACGCGGCCAGTTTTGCCAGCAGCCAACTGGGCAAGGAGCGCGAACTGAGCGTGCGCGAGTATTTCCGCATGCCCTACGGCACCGAGGAAGAAGGCTGGAGCAGCATCGTGACCAGCGATGTGCAGGACACCGTGGAATGGATACTGCCCGACCTGCTGGACATCTTCACCAGCACCGACCAGGCCGTGGCATTCGAGCCCACGCAGGCCAAGGACATCGAAGGCGCGGCGCAGGCCACCGATGCGTGCAACTATGTTTTCTACAAGCAGAACAATGGCTTCCTGACGCTCTACAGCGCATTCAAGGATGCGCTGCTGTTGAAGAACTGCGCCGTGATGTGGCGCAAGGAAACCGAAACCATCAAGACCATCATCCCGGTGCGCGGAGCCACCGTGGAAATGCTGGCCATGCTGCTGGAGGAAGCGGGCGTTGGCGCGGATATCGAATCCGCATCGCCCGCCGAGCCACCACCGCCACCTCAGCGCCCGCCCATGCCACCCATGGGACCGCCGCCACAGATCGGTGGCCCGCCGCAGGGTTTGCCCCAGGGTCCACCCCCCGGCATTCCGCCCGGTGGACCCGCAGGCCCGAACGGAGCGCGTGGCTTCGCACCCAACATGGCACCCGGTGGCGTGCAGATGCCACCCGGAATGCCGCCCCCGCAAGGCATGCCGCCACCACCCGGTGCAATGCCGAGCGCTGGCCCCGGCGCGATGCCGCCGCCCGGTGGCATGCCTGCACCCATCCCGCCGCAGCCGCCCATGCCGATGCAGCCGCCAGAACCCTTGTTCGATGCGCGCATCAGCGTGCTGGAGGACAAGACCACCATCAAGGTGGAAGCGTTCAACCCCGACGACTTGCTGGTGCAACGCGACTGGACCAGCCCGGTATTGCAGGACTGCCCCTATGTGTCGCGCAACATGCAGGTATCGCTTTCCGACTTGCACGCGATGGGGTTCACCGATGTGACCGCATCCGAACTGCGCGCCAGCGACGACGCCAACCAGATTCCCGATGGCAGCTATCGAGGCCGCTACACCGACTATCTGGACGACCAGCCGCCGAGCAGCGAGGACGACAGCGGCACACGCGGCTATCTGCGCATCGAATATGCGCTGGTGGACATCGATGGCGATGGCATCGCGGAGCGCGTGGAGGTTTACCGCCTGAAGGACCGCATTCTGGCGACCTCCGAAGTGCAGCAAGTGCCGATTGCGACCGCCAGCCCGGTGCTGGTGCCGCACCGCTGGGATGGCATGAGCGTGGCCGAAATGGTTTCCGATATCCAGCAGATGAAGACGGAACTGACCAGGCAGATGATGAACAACGCCTATCTTGCGAACAACCCACGCAAGAAGGTGCTGACGGACGTGAACTGGACCCCGCTGGCCAACATCGATGACTTGCTGGATGGCCGCCCCGGTGGCGTGCTGCGCCAGCGCGACCCGAACGCAATCAGCATCGACGCCACGCCATGGGTGGGCGGGAATATGTTCCCGATGCTGGAGTACATCGACAACATGCGTGCGCAGCGCACGGGCATCAGCCGCAACAACGTGGGCATTGATCCGAACACGCTGCAACCCGACCGCACCGCCACCGAGATTCAGCAGACCGCGAACGCCGCACGGCAGCGCGTGCGACTCATTGCGCGAGTGATGGCCGAAGTGCTGCTGAAGCCAGTTTTTCAAGGCATCCTGAAGCTGCTGACCGATGGCGAGATGCAGCCGCTGGCTTTCCGCCTGAATGGCAAGTTCGTGGAGTACGACCCGAACGAATGGCGGGACTCCTACGACATGACCATCAATGTGGGACTGGGCACGGGCGACCGCCAGCAGCAGCACGCCATGCTGATGGGCATTTCACAGCAGCAGATGGCCATGGCGCAGTCCCCATTCGGCCCGATGTTGATTCAGCCCCAGCAGATTTACAACACGCAGGCCAAGATGGTGGAGAACGCGGGTTTCAAGAACATCGCGGACTTTTTCACCGACCCGCAGGGCAAGCCCATGCCGCCGCCGCAGCAGCCGCCGCCGAACCCGATGCTGCAAGTGGCGCAAGTGAAGGCGCAGGCCGACTTGCAGCAGACCGACATGCAGGCCAAGCACGATGCGCAGATTGAAACGCTGCGCCAGCAGGCCCGCGACATGGAGAGCAGGAACCAGCTTGCATTGCAGGCCAGCAACGATGCACGCGACAGCGAACGCGAGCAGATGCAGGCCGCCTACAAGGCGCAGCTTGACCAGATGCAGATGCAGTTCAACCGCTGGAAGGCCGAACTCGACAGCCACACCAAGATTGCGGTGGCACAGATTCAGGCTGGCGCGCAATTCGACAGCGCAGCCGTGAACGCCGAAGCCAAGGTGATGACCGCTGGCAACGGGCATGACGACGAGCCGCCGACCAAGCAGTAAGGAGATCGCACCATGGCCGAACTCATCCCCTTCGGGTGGACCGAAGCATATTCCGCCGAATTCGACGTCGGCGAGCACGAGGAGGTCACGCTCCACCTCAAGGGCGACGGCGATGCCAACGCTCACGTCCTATCCCTTGTTCATCTTCAGATCGGATCGTCGACGGGCTCTTTCCAGAACACCGACAGGTTGACGGGCGCGAAGGCTGCCGGGGTGCTCCGAGGTATCGGGCGATATCGCCTCTATCGTCCAGAGTGCCAACCCGCCATGGCTTGCGGCGCAGAACGCAGCGACTAAAATGCAGTTGCGCCCGATCCTATGGCCGATGCTGCGGCCGCTACCCCGTAGCCCGCTTGCGCTGGCACGATCAGGCGCGAGGCCAGTCGACTACCTGCGC